GCGCATGCTGCGCGAGATCCCCGGCGTCACGGTGCTGGTCTACGACCAGACCTGCGCCGCCGAGAAGCGCCGCCGGCGCGCCGCTGCCGAGCAAGAGGAATTCGAGCGCCGGCGCGCCGAGGTGGGCGACGGCGACCCGGCCGCGCTGTGGCCGCAGGCCGACCTGGCCGAAAGCCGGAGCCGCCCAGCATGAGCAGCTACGCCGAAGCCAGCGCCGCCGTGGGTGGCAACGAAAGCGGGGGCTATGGCGTCTGCGCTGCCTTCGGCTGCTGCCTGCCGGGCACGATGACCGCCAGCACCCAGGGCGGCAAGGATTGGCACTGCCGCCTGCACTTCGGCGCGCCGCGGTCCGAGTTCGACGACATCAGCGCGCGCGCCCAGAACCGCAAGGCCCTGTTCCTGGCCGCCTACTGGTTGGTCAATCGCCCCAAGGGCGACACCGTCAGCCGCAAGGTGCGCGATCGCATCAAAGCCCTCGGCCGTGCCGACCTGCTGGAGAAAGTGCCCAGCGTGCGCGGCGTCACCGCCTACCACCTGGGCGTCCACATGCTCCGCGTGCTGGGCGACGAGTGCCGCCAGCCCCAGGAACACATGGGCACCCCGAAACGCGCCGGCCAGGGCACCACCTGGCTGGATCAGACCCAACCCGAGGAAACCGACGCATGAACGCTTCACCGAACCTCACCGACCCCTACGACCCGATGGCCGGCACGCTGGCGGGCAGCTACGCGCGCGCGGGAGCGCCTACAGCCGAGCCGGGAAAAATTAACATCGGCGCCGACGACCGCGACGCGCGCACGCTGCCGGGCCCGGACGAATGGACGGACGACACCACGGTCCCCGATCCCTGGGCGCAGCCGGAAATTGCCAATTTGCGCAATTCGTCAAGTTCGGCCCCGGGCCTGAACATCAACATCCTGGCGCTGGACCTGGGCACGAAGCTGGGCTGGGCGCTGCGCGCGCGCGATGGCGCCGTATGGCACGGCACCGAGGTGTTCACCCCGCGCAAGAGCTGGACGCCGGGCCAGCGCTGGCTGCGCGCGCGATCCTTCGTCACCGATCTGGTGGTCCGCCACCAGGTGCATGCCATTGCCTACGAGGACGTGAAGCGCCACGCCGGCACCGACGCGGCCCACGCCTACGGTGCCTTCTTGTGCCTGGTGCAGATGGTCGCTGACAGCCACCGCGCCGCGCTCATGCCGGTGGGCGTGGGAACGATCAAAAAGCACTGGACGGGGAAGGGCAACGCGGACAAGGCCGCCATGGAGGCCCAGGCGCGCGCCCGCGGCTTCCGCCCGGAATCGGACAACGACGCCGACGCCCTGGCGATCCTGCACTGGGCCGTGGCGCAGGAGCGCAAAGCATGAGCCGAACCAACGAGCAAATCACCCAGGCCCGCAAGGCGCGCAACGCCTGCGCGCGCAAGCTACGCCGGCTGGGCTACAAGTTCCCGAAAAAGACCGTGCGCGACTTCGACGTGGTCGCCGCCATCCACCGGATCACCGGCTGGGCCCGGCCTGGGCGCGGTGAGTCCGTGGGCTACATGCAGCGATTCGCCAGCATGCCCGAGGGCCAGCCGACGCCCAGCCGTCAGCACGACGCGCTGCACGCGCCGGAATACCGGCCCGACCGCTGGTTGCGCGCCGCCGCCGAGCGCGCCGGCCTGGCACAGGGCCGCCTGCTCACTCTGGGTGAGGCCTGACGATGGACCGCCTGCTCGACGTCGACGCATTTCCGGTCGGTATGCGCGTGCTGACGCCCACCGGGCGCCTGGGCGTTGTCGTCGCGCACAAGGGCGCCGAGTCCAAGGAGGACGCCCACGAGCGCTGCCTGGTCCGCTACCTGGACCGTGGCGGCCGCGACCGGGCAACCGTCTCCCTGATGCCCAGCCTTCTCAAGCCGGCGAGCGCCGGCCCGCAATTGGAATTCCCTTTCGAGGATCACGCAGCATATGGCCAAGTCTCCGCTCACCCCTAAGGTTAAGCGCTTCATCGACGAGTACCTGATCGACCTGAACGGCGCGGCCGCCGCCAAGCGGGCGGGGTACAGCGCCAGGACGGCCAAGGAGATCGCTTACGAGCTGCTGGGTAAGCCTGCCGTCGCCGAAGCGATCACCGCCGCGAAGGCCGCGCGCGCCGCTCGGGTAGAGGTCGACCAGGACGCCATCCTGCGCAAACTGCTGGCGGCGGTGCACACCGACCGCAATGGCCTGACCCAGTACCGCCGGATCTGCTGCCGCTACTGCCACGGCGAGGGACACCGATACCAGCGCACCGCAGGGGAAATGGAGCGCGACCGCGCCCAGCACCGCGAGAAGCTGGCAGCGCACAAGGCCGACAAGAAGAAACCCCACCCCGGGCGGTTCGACCCGCAGGGCGGCTTCGGCTACCACAAGCTGCGCGACCCGCATCCTGACTGCCCGGAATGTTTCGGCGAGGGCATCGGCGAGACCTTCGTCCAGGACACCAGGAACCTGACGCCTGAGCAGGCAGCGATCTTCGACGGCGTCGAGCAGACGCGCGAAGGCCTGCGCATCAAGACGTTCGACCTGGGCCGCGCCACCGAGCTGGCTATGCGCCACACCGGCATGCTCCACGACAAGGTCGATCACACCACCAAGGGCGAGAAGCTGCCGGCCAACACCGGCCCGGCCGTCCTGAACGTGACGATCGGAAAATGAGCGCCCTCGACATCCACCTGCACCCGAAGCAGGGCCTGCTGCTGCAGAGCGTGGCAACGGAAATCCTGTTCGGCGGCGCGGCCGGCGGCGGCAAGTCCTTCGTGATGCGTGCGCTGGCAATCATCTGGTGCTCGATGATTCCGGGCCTGCAGGTCTACCTGTTTCGCCGGACGCTGGACGACCTGATCAAGAACCACATCGAGGGGAGCAGGGGCTTTCGCGCGATGCTGGCGCCCTGGGTGCTGACCGGGCGCGTGCAGATCATCGACTCTGAAATCCGGTTCTGGAACGGCTCCAAGATCTACCTCTGCCACTGCCAGCATGAAAAGGACAGGTTCAAGTATCTGGGCGCCGAAATCCACGTCCTGCTGATGGACGAGCTGACCACGTTCACCGACACGATCTACCGGTTCCTGCGCACGCGGGTGCGGATGACGTCCGTGGACCTGCCGGCGGAGTACCGCGGTTGCTTCCCGCGGGTCTTGGCCGGGTCCAATCCCGGCAACGTCGGCCACGGCTGGGTAAAGGCTGCCTGGGGCCTGGGCAAGGACGGCGCCCACGAGCCCATGGAGATCTGGCGCACTCCGGACGAAGAGGGCGGCATGCTGCGCCAGTATGTGCCGGCGTTGCTGGAGGACAACCCGACCATGGCTCAAGACGATCCGACCTACCGCGCGCGCCTGCGCGGCCTGGGCTCGGCGGCCGTGGTGCGGGCGTTCGAAAAAGGGGACTGGGATGCGGTGGCCGGGTCCTTCCTGGAGGGTGTTTTCGACCCCGACCGCCACGTCATCAAGCCTTTCGTCATACCGCACACCTGGAAGGTGTGGAAGGCCATGGATTGGGGCTTCGCCAAGCCCTACAGCGTGGGCTGGTGGGCGCTGTCCAACGACGGCGTCTACTACCGCTGGCGCGAGCTGTACGGCTACGGCGGCAAGGCCAACGTGGGCAGCCGCGAGGAAGCGGCCGCCGTGGCCAGGCGCATCAAGGAAATCGAGAAGCACGATGCGCGCATGGGCTACGAATACCGGCAGAACATCGCCGACTCGGCCATCTTCAGCGAGCAGGGCACCGAGAGCATCGCCCGCGCATTCAAGCAGGGCGGGGTGATCTGGCGCGAGTCGGCCAAGGGGCGCGGCTCGCGGATCAACGGCGCCCAGCGCATCGTCGACCTGCTCATGGCCGACCGGCTCAAGGTGTTCGAGTCGTGCAAGCACTGGATCCGTACCGTGCCGCTCCTGATGCCCGACCAGAACCTGCTGGAGGACGTGGACAGCTCGATGGAGGACCACGCCTGGGACGAGACCATGTATGCGACAGGCCCGATCCGCCGCGCGCCGGATGCGCAGAATCAACAAAAATCCGACGATGACGCCTCGGACGGGGAACATGACGCCCATGGAAACTACAGCATGCGGGTTTGACCATGGCGACTGAAGATCTGTTGACCCCGGCCGCCGATGAGGCGCCGACGAACAAGCTACCCACGCCGCCGGAGGATCCGCTGGCCAAGAAGTGGGCCGGCCGGGTCTCGCGCGGCCGCAAGCATTGGGAGAAGCTGCGCAAGCGCATCGCCCACAATCGCAAGAAGGTGGCGGGCTTCTGCTGGGACAAGGACCCCAACACCCAGGAGTTCGTCGACCCGCGCGCCAACCTGATTTTCGCCACGGCTCAGGCCACGCTGCCGAACATCTACGCCCGAAACCCGGATGTGTCGGTAACGGGCACCTGGCGCAACAAGGACGTCAGGCTGTTCTGCGAGACGCTGGAGACGGTGCTGTCCAAGCAGATGCGGATGGCCAAGCTCAAGAGCCGGATGAAAATGTCGGTGCTGGCGGCGATGACCGAATATTTCGGCATCGTGAAGATGACCTACCAGCGCGACATCGAGCAGGATCCGCTCATCGTGCAGCGGATCAGCGACGCCCAGGACAACCTGGTGCAGCTGGAGAACCTGATTCAGCAGACCGAGGACCCAGAAAGCCGTGGCGATGCCGAGCTGAAGAAGCGCGAACTGGAAGAGCAGCTCCGCGGCCTGGAAGCCCAAACCGAGGTTGTTCGGTCCGAAGGGCTTGTCCTGGACCGGATCCTGCCGGAAAACCTGATCATCGACGACGCCGTCGTGGAGTTCGACGACTACACCAGCGCGGACTGGATGATCCAGGAGGTGCCCATGGCGCGCGGGCGGGCGCAGGGCCTGTACAAGGTGGATCTGTCCAAGGCCAAGGCCTACAAGGCGACCGCCTTCCAGATGGGCAATGGCAAGGACAGCCAGGGAATGGATAGCGGCAATCGCCTCATGTCGGGTGAAACGCAGCAGGCGGGTGGCGACGAAGAGATCATCTGCATTCTGGAAATCTGGGATCGCACGAGCCAGTTGGTCTACACCATGGCCGACGGCTGCAACTTCTTCTGCCGTGAGCCCTACCCGGTGGACAAGGCCGGCCAGCGCTGGTATCCCTATTTCATCCTGCCGTATGCCGTGCTGCCGGGCCAGTTTGTGGCCCCGTGCCTGGTCGACCTGACCGAGAAGCTGCAGAACGAATACAACGACACGCGCGACAAGTTCGCCAATCATCGGGATCTGAACAAGCCGGGCTGGATCGGTGACCGTGAGGCGGTGGATTCGAAGAATGTGCAGCGCTTCACGGACAGCGTGCTCGGCGAGGTCACGCTGGTGGACGCCAACGGCAAGCCGCTGGATCAGGTCATCCGGCCCAAGCAATCGATCCCGGTGAACCCCGCCGACTATGACACCGGGCCGATCCGCGTGGACTGGGAACAGGTCACAGGCCTGCAGGACGCGGCGCGATCGACCGTGGTGCAGCCCAAGACGGCCACCGAGGCCAGCATCATGCAGCAGTCGCTGTCCGGCCGCACGGCCGAATTCCGCGACAAGCTGGAGGATCTGCTGCAGGAGATGGACGAGTGCGCAGCCCAGATCCTGTTGCAGGAGCTGACTGCCGCTCAGGTCGAGCGTTACACCGGGCAGCACAAATGGGGCGTCGCAACCGACCCGATGAACCCAGGCGCCACGATCCAGGTTATCGAGGAACCGGCCTACGATTGGCCGCAGCTCTCGCGCGACCAGATCTTCGACATGGTCGAGATCAACATTGTGGCCGGCACCACTGGCGCGCCCGATAAGACGCAGGCGCAGGAAACGTGGGCGAAGATTTTCCCCATGGTGCAGCAGCTGCTGGTCCAGATCATGCAGATCTCGGCCCAGGGCGGCGACTACTCGCCGCTGAAGGCGCTGCTGCGCGAAACGCTGCACCGTTTCGACGATCGCATCGACGTGGACCAGTTCCTGCCGACGCCCGCGCCAGTGGCTGCGCCCGCCGCGCCCAGCGCAGTGCCGGCCGCTCAAGCCCCACAAGGGGCTATGGGGCAGCCTGCCCCCTCCCAAGATCCCATGGCAGCCGTCCAGCAGGGCGGCCAAGTCCCCGGGGCGCCCGCCCAGGCGCCCGCACTCCCCGCACTCACCCAATAGGAGCTTCACATGGAAGACGATCTCGACAATCTGCCGCTGGATGACGGAGCTGGCCAAGGCCAGGACGGCGGCGCGCCTGTGCTGAATGAACCCGATGCGGCTGGCGATGCGCCGCCGGCGTCGGCCGGCTCGCAGGCTGCGGCGTTCCTGGATTCGATCACCGAGGCGCCCGCCTCGGGCGAGCCCAGCGGCGCGCCCGCCGGCCGGATCCGCGACGACCAGGGGCGATTCAAGGCCGCCGACCCTGCTCAGGACACCTCGGCCGCGCCGCAGCACGGGCAACCGCCGGCCCAGGGCGCCAACCCTGCCGCCGCCGCCGCGCCCGCGCCGCCGAAGTCGCCCGAACAGGAAGACAGCGAACTGCTGGCGGGCATCAAGTCCGAACGCGGCCGCGCTCGTGTCGCCCAGATCATCGAAGAGCGCAAGACCGCGCAAGGCGAGGTCGCGGCGGTGCGCGAGCTGGTGCAGGCCGCCGGCATGACGGCCGAATCGTTCAGCCAGCACATCGAATTCTCGCGCCTGGCCAACTCCAACGACCCGCGCGACCTGCAGCAGGCCGCCCAGATGCTGGAGCAGACCAGAGCCGAGCTGTATCGGCGCCTGGGCCAGGATGCGCCGGGTGTCGACGCGCTGTCGGACTTCCCCGATCTGGCGCAGCAGGTTCAGAACCTGCAGATGCCGCGCGAGACCGCGCTGGAAGTGGCAAAGATGCGCCGCGACCAGCAGGCAGCGCAGGCGCGGCATCAGCAGGCCCAGCAGGTGGAGATGGAGACCGCGCAATTCAAGCAGGATGTGGCCCGGGCGCAACAGTCGCTGGAAAGCTATGTCCAAACCCGAGCCCACGAGATCGATCATCCGGCGCGCATGAAGGCCCTGGAGACGTACTTCGCAGATCCGCGAAAGCTGCAGGAGTTCGCGACGACGTACCAGCCGGCCCAATGGCCGGCCGCCATCCGCATGCTGTACGACAACGTCCAGGTCGCACCCGCGGCGCGCCGGCCGACCCCAGCGCCTATCAGCGGCCGAACCGGCGCACTCGGCCGGCCGGCGCCGAGCGCGGACCAGCCGTCCGACCAGCGCATCATGTCGCGCATCGACGAGCTTGGGCTGTGATCGACAAAAATGCTTGACGTTTGCCCCGCGCCCTCATACTGGCATTGCCATGGGTGGCACGGGGTAGACGGCCCGGCTGGAAATCGCGATAGCTGAGAGCGCGGCCAGCCCAGTCGGGCCCGTCTTTTCCGGACACCCTCATACCGAATTTGTCGCTGTATCGCCGGGGTCGCGTCCGGTAGCGCCGCAAGTCCCTCCTGAAGACGGAGAAAGCCGGAGTCGCGCACGGCAGAAGGGGCAAGCACATCCAGTTTGGCGTCCTGGGCCGGTGTGGAAGTTGGCTTTTTGCAACTTTCATTCTTGGAGCGACAAATGCCCATTTCTCCTGGTGATCTCGCCTATCTGGGGAAGGTTTCCCTGGACGACTACATGCGCAACACCCCGGTCGATCAGATCGGCGTGGAGCATCCCCTGCTGAAAAAGCTGATGAGCAAGCGCAAGCTGTTCCTCGGCGCCAAGCAGAACGTGGTGGTTAACGTCCGCAAGTCCTACGACAGCAACTTCGCCTGGGCCTACGGTGAAACCCCCGTCAACTTCAACACGCGCCAGACGACCGACCAGGCCGCCTTCCCGTGGCGTCGTGCCGTCGATGCCTTCCGCATCTCCTACGACACGCTCTTCGGCAACGGAATCAAGGTGCGCGAGGGCGAGCGCGGCGCCTACAAGCTCGAACAGAGCGAGAAGGTGCAGCTGGTCAACCTGCTCGACGAACAGATGGAATCGTTCCGTCTGGGCTTCTTCGAGAAGCTGGACCTGGAACTGCACCGCGATGGCACGTCGTCCACCGACGCCGTCACTGGCCTGGACGGCCTGATCACCACGGCGCCGGCGACCGGCGTCGTCGGTGGTTTGGACCGCGCCACGGCCACGTACTGGCGCAACAACGCCTCCACGGCAATCGCGACGGGCACCGCGGGTGCCCTGACCGACGCCATGGAGCTGCAATGGCGCAAGTGCATCCGCAACGGCGGTTCGCCCGACTTCATACTGGCCGGGTCCGCGTTCATCGACGCCTACCGCAAGACGATCACCATCACCCAGAACGCCGAATCCGGCACGGCCAAGCGCATCGACGCCGCCACCGGCACCGGCACCGAAACCGGCCTGTTCTTCAAGGGCGTGCCGATCGTCTGGGACCCGAACTTCGAAACGCTGGATGCGCTCGATTCGCCCACGATCCCGTGGGAAAAGCGCTGCTACTTCCTGAACACGAAGTTCATCGACCTGCGCGACGACGACATGGACATCGTCACCCCGGTGCGGCCGCACAACGTGCTGTCGCTGTTCCAGATGATCAACCTGCGCCTGGCGCTGGTCCTGAAGCGCTCGAACGCGCATTCGGTCCTGGCCATCGCCTAATCGGGCGGCCCGGCGGCTTCGGCTGCCGGGCGGCTCTTTCCAGAGAGGAAACCATGCCTTATGTCATCCATGCGCGGATCCGCCGCGACGCGAACACCATCACCCCGGTCACCGTGCGCCCGCACGAAGTGGCCATCCTGCAGACCATCCACGGCGAGGAAAACGTGCAGTCCGTGGACGGCCAAGTCCTGGACCTGAAAGCGCTGGAACCCATCGACGTCGCCGGTGAGGTGCCGGCGTCGGAAGACGAGTTCAACCGCCTGGCGTCCAAGTACGGCGGCAATGAAGAAGGCCTGCTCGTCGAGCAGGTATACGGCAAGCGCGCCGCGGGCAACCTCGACGCCGCCGCCGATCGCCTGGACGAAGCCGTCGCCAAGATCGCCGACGCGGGCGGCGCCGGCGAGGTCCGCGGGCGTGGCCGTGGTCGCGGCCGCACGGCAGGCCAGGGCGATGCCAAGAAGGCCGCCGACGCGGGCGGCGCCGGCGTGTCGCAGGAGTAATCGGCCATGGCGCAGCCCCCCGCCTACAACCGCGTCAAGGACTTCGGCGCGGACTACCCGGACCAGACCGACAACCAGGCCATCAACACAGAGCTGGACGCGGTTTCGTCGTCGGTGAACGGAATCCGGGCCAATCTGGCCTTGATCCAGCGGGACGACGGCGGGCTGCGCGACGGCATCGTGACGAAGGACTCGCTGGCCCAGTCCTTCAAGGACGAGCTGTATGCCGAGTTCTCGGGCAACATCAACGACAGCGTGCTGGAAGCCCAGCAGGCGGCCGTTGAGGCTACAAATGCGGCAGCGGCTGCGAACGCTGACGCCGCCGCGGCTCAGAGCGCGCGGGATACCGCGCAATCCGCCGCCGGGACCGCGCAGGCAAGCGCTGCAAGTGCCAGCGCAAGCCAAGGGGCTGCAGCCTCGTCGGCAGCATCGGCGTCCGGTTCTGCAACCACGGCTTCCGCAGCGGCCGCGTCCGCCTCAGGTTCGGCCACCTCCGCGTCCACGTCAGCTGCTTCGGCGCAAGACGCCAGGGAAGACGCAGTCGCAGCGGCATCGGCAGCCGTGCCGGCGGCGACGACGGCCACGGCGAAGGCAGCGGAAGCCAGCGTTTCGGCGGCCAGCGCCAGCGCGGATGCCACCCTAGCGCAGAACTGGGCTTCAAAGCTGGACGGCCCTGTAACCGGTGCGCTGTACTCGGCTCGCTACTACGCGAACTTGGCTCAGGCGGGGGCAGGCCTCCCCCTCTACCAACCAATTGCCGTGCCGACGACAGATGTTGGCGATATCTCGGTGGCTGGCTTGGGCATCCACCGCTTCAAGTACGGCCGCTACGCGCCGGATAACTTTCCCCCGCGGCATCGTGTTGGCGGCGTGCTCACCTCAACGGCCACCTCGGTGACCGTGGCGGCCGGCTCGTGGCGAGGCGCGGCTAACGATCTCGACATCATCCTCGGTGCGTCCCTATCCAAGAATCTGCAGACTTCTGGGGCATGGGCGGCCGGTTCTGGCAGCAATGGCATCGTGGGCGGTGTCGCTGCGGCTTCGACGTGGTACCACGTGCACCTGATCCGTCAGGATTCCACCGGTGCTATCGACGTTTGCCTGGACACCTCGCCAACTGCTTCAAACCGTCCCGCGGGCTGGTCAGCGTATCGGCGTGTCGGCGCCGTGTTCAACCAATCGTCGGGCGGTGTGCGGCCGTTCGTGCAGACAGGGTTGGTGTTTCGGTACTTGTCGCCCGTGAACAACCTGAACAATTCTGCGCTACCTGACACCAGCCTCACGGTTGCTACGGTGGCCACACCTCTCGGGGTGTCCACCATGGCGTACCTGGCATTAGCCCTGGCCGCCCAGTCAGCGGCCGCATTCGGCTTCGTGTTTACGCCGGGTGACACCGACAGAGCCGTGCTGGCTTACGCCAACGTGGCCGCGAGCAGCGCGATGGCGGGCGTAGGAAATCTGCAGGTCATGACAGACACCAGCTCGCGTGTGAATTCGCGGGGTGCTGGCTCCATTCCGAGCGGCTTCTACCTGAGCACGATTTCCTACACGGACTTCATCGGAGACTGATATGCCCTACATCGACCCGACAGGCGAAAACCCCGGCTGGTCGGAAGATCCGCAACCGGGGTTCGGGCTTACTGCCTGGGCGGACGAGCCGCCGACGCCGCCAATCGTGCCAGCTTCGGTAACGAAGTACCAGGCCTGTGTGGTGCTGGCGCGGCATCAGCTCCTCGCCCAGACGAGTGCCTTCTTTTCCAACATGGGTGCCGATGACCCGCGCCGTTTGGCGTGGGAAATGGCCGCGACCGTGCACCGCCACAGCGCGAGCACTCTGGACGCTATCCAGCACTTGGGGTTGTCCGCCTCCCAGGCCGACGCAATGTTTGTCGAGGCTGCCCAAGTGGAGTGAATCCACCGTCGCAACACTGAACGAACACGAGAAATAGGGAAGACCATGAACGACTGGGAAAAGACCATCGCCTACCTTGCCGGCATTGGCGCGCTCGTCGCCGTCGGGCGAGCACTGACCAACAAAGAGCCGCTCTCCTGGCGGGTGATCGTTGGTCGGGTGATTCTGGGCAGCGCGTTGGCGACCGTCGCCGGCCTATTGCTGATCCCCTTCCCTGATGCCCCGATGCCGGTCCTGTTCGGTGCCGGTGCAGCCGTGGGGATCTTGGGTGAGCAGATCCTGGAACTGGCCGCACGGCGCCTCATCGCCTTCAAGCTGGGGGGTGATGCGAAATGAGCCAAGCACCGGAATACGCCCGGCAAAAGAACTTCCTCGATAACAATCCGGACCGCACGGACCACGGCGCGCTGAACCGTGAATTTGATGACGTCTCGGTGAGCGTCAACGCGCTGCGCGCAAACCAGGCGCTGCTGCAGGCCGACGACGGCACGCTCAAGGCGGCCACGGTCGGCGTCGAGCAGTTGACGCCCGATGCGCAGGCGAATCTATCACGGCCAGGCCCCCCGGGGATCCAGGGAATTCAGGGCGTCCAAGGGGTGCAAGGCGCACAGGGCGTGCAAGGCCCTGTCGGCGCATCGTTCAACGCTGACGCGCGAGACATCGCCGCCAACCGCGGGCTCTACGATGCCCAGGGGAAAGGCTTTTCGTTCCTGGCCATCGACACCGGGCTGTTGTCGTTCAAGCTCTCGGCGACGTCTGGCGACTGGTCCGCTGGCTTCGTGTTCGGGAAGGGCGAGCAGGGCATCCAGGGCATCCAGGGCGTGCAAGGCATCCAGGGATTGCAAGGCCTGCGGGGCATTCAGGGTATCCAAGGGATCCAGGGGATTCAAGGGATTCAGGGCAACCCGGGCGTCGTCGACTATTCCAAGGTCATCCGCAACGATGTGACGACCGACCAATCGCTGCAGGGCGCGCTGTCGGCGCAGTCGTTTTCCGGCGCTATGAGCATCGCCGCGCCGCAGATGGTCTTCACCGGATATCAGTTCCGCCTGATCCCCGACAATTCCCGTCTGCGCCTGGACGATGGCCAGAACACGCCGACCTTGCAGTCGCTGCAGCTGGCCACCGTGGTCACCAACGGCACGGGCGCGGCCAACACAGGCGTCAAGCTGGCCAGCGGCGCCGACATCGGCTCGCTGTTCGACCCCGCAGGCTCTGCTGCCGGCAAGCTGGCGTCTGTCGACACGGCCCCCAAGACCGTCACGCTGACCGGCAAGACAACCCTCACGGCCACGCTGTCGCAGGTCGGCGGCCAGGTCGTTCTCACGCTGACGACGACATGACCACTATCTCTGATCGTTACCGCACGCTGGGCGAACTCCGTCGCCGCCTGCGCGCCCGGCTGGGCTTTGCCGTGCAGGGGCCGGCCGCCGACAACAACCGGGACGTCCTAAACGACTTCCTGCTGGAAGGGCATGAATTCATCCTGTCCCAGGTCGGTGTGTCGGTCATGCGAAAAAAGTGCGTGATCAAGACGTCCGCCGGTTCCTGGCGCTACGACTGGCACAACGACGAGGAGGACGAAGACATCGACCCGTCGCGCGTGTTATCGGTGTGGGTGGTCCGCGGGGATTCGTGGCGGGAGCCGCTGTTCCAGGGCATCACCGAGCGCCAGCGCGAGCTGACGGATATGCGGGACGTGCCAGAGCGGTACGACACGCTGAACGGCCAGATGGAACTGTGGCCCATCCCGGGCGGCCAGTACGACGTCATCGTCGAATACACGCAGTCCATGGGCCGGTTCGAGCAGGACGCAGACCGGCCCAGCGTGCCAGGCCGTCTAGTCTTCCTGTATGCGCTGTCGAATGCGAAGGCGCACTACCGGCACCCCGACGCCCAAGTGGCGGGACAGACCTTCAACCAGATGCTGGCGAAGTTCAAGTCCGACCAGCACGAGAATCGGCGCTATGTCGCCGGCACGCCGGAGGAATGCGCGCCGCAGGTCGTGCGCACGGCCGACGGCGGTTTCATCCTGGGGCGATAAATGGCCGCGCGCTCAATCACGTTCGACAAGTTCGACCTGGGTATCGACCGGCGCAAGGGCGCCAGCGTGTCGGACGCCAACCGGCTGCTGGAGATGAAAAACGCCTATGTGACCACGGGCCTGGCCACCCAGAAGCGGCCCGGCCTGGTCAAGGTCACGACGTTGGAGCCGGGCACCGTCGGCCTGTTCGCCGCGCTCGGCAAGCTCAACACGTTCTATGGCCAGGGCACGGTGGCGCATGCCGACATCCGCTTCCAGGCCAACAAGGTCGCGCATCCCGATGGTGAGCGGCCGTTGAAGGACGTCTGGTTCGCCGACGTGTTCAACGCATTCATCTACGCCTCGGTGGAGTACCAGGACGGCTCGGTCAAGCACCACTACCTGGACGGCACGGCCGTCACTGCCGTTACAGACGTCAACTGCCCGCACAGCAAGCCGGCCATTAAGACTGCGTCGCGGATCTTCGCCGCCGGCGCCGATGGGTCGACGGTGCGCTATTGCGCGGCGAACAAGCCGCGGGACTGGAGCACGAGCAACGACGCCGGCTTTCTGCCGACGGGCCTGCAGTTCAGCGGCGACCGCAACGCCAACGCCCTGGGCCTGTATCAGGCCAACCTGGCTGTCTTCGCCCGCGATGGCGCCCAGATCTGGGAGGTGCAGAACGTCGATCCGTCAACGATGAAGCTGGTGGATCGCGTGGAGAACGTCGGCACCAGCTACGCGCGGACCGTGCGCAACGTCTCCGGCGACCTGTATTTTCTGGCCGACTTCGGTTTCCGCTCCATCACGACGTTGCAATACACCAACAACCTGGCCGACGTCGACGTGGGCAGCCCCATCGATTCCCTGGTGGTGCCCGATATCCGACAGTCGAGCGCCGTGCCGAAGGCCTTTTTTCACTACGGTACCGGCCAGTACATCTGCGTGATCGGCAGCATCCTTTATGTCTACTCGGTGTCGCGCACTGCCAAGATCGCGGCCTGGTCGCGCTACTACATCCCGTTCAGAGTCGACGCATTCGCCGAGCTCAATGGCGAGTTGTATTTCCGCAACGGTGATGACATCTACCGATTCACTGCGGACGCTCACGACGACGCGGGCACGCCTTTCGAGGTGCTGCTGCAGCTGCCGTATATGGACCTGAAGGCGCCGGGCCAGATGAAACGCATCCTGGGCGCGGACATCGTAATGGAGGGGGAATGCACCTTCTCGGTGGCGTTCGACGTGCGCAACCCTGACGCCTATACCCCGCCGGTGCGCGTGCGCGGCAATACGCGGCCGGACGGCGTCATCCCGGTCGAATGCAGCGGCACCGAGTTTTCGCTGATCTTCCGCAACCTGTCTAGCAAGCCCTTCCGGCTGGACGCCGTGACCCTCTACTTCGAATCGCTGGGGGCCGTATGAGGTTGACGTTTATCCAAGGTGCGGAGGCGCTGGAGGCAGAATTCCCCCAGTTGCTGCCGATCTTCGAACGGCTGCCGGAAGTGCCGGAGTACCGCCCCGCCCAGCTGCTCGATTTGGCTCGACGCGGCGCCGCGCACATTGGCCGCATCGAGGACGACAGCGGGGCTCTGGTTGGCGCGATGGCCTTCGAGTTCATCAACTACCCGGGTGTGCTCGCCGTCAATATCATCGCGCTGGCTGGCGAACGGCTCGACGAAATGGCGGCCGACCTGTTCGGGAAGTTCAAGTATTTCTGCCGGCTCGCTGGCGCGGACATGGTGGAGGCGCGGTGCGGCGAGGCGATGAGCCGAATGCTACAGCGCTATGGTTTTGGTAAGGCGTACAACGTGGTGCGCGCGGATCTAGGAGATTGACATGTCAGGTGGCGGCGGCGGTGGTGACGGCGGGGCCCAGAAGATGGAAGACGCTCGCCAAGCGCGCGTCAATTCGGCAGTGGCCGCGATCAACAAAATTTTCCAAGGTGGTCAGGGTGCGATTGGCGTAAATCCCGCCGCATCTTTCGACCCGGCCGGCGTCTATTACAACGCTGATGGCTCGCGCTTTGTTGCTCCGACGATCACCAAACGCACCTATGAGGGTGGTAACGAGTTCAGCCCGAATGAAGCCTCGGGGCAGACTGGCGCTAGCTGGGTGACCAGAACGGCGACCGACCAGGACGCAATCGACCAATTGCTGCGCGAAGGCCTGCTCTACACGGGCGTGAATCAGGTGCAGGGTCAAAACCGCAACACGCTTTACGACCAGCAGCGCAAGGCGGTGACCGACCTGAACCGCCGGGACGTCGACCGGCAGTTTCTAGATGCCGAGCGCCAGAACCGCTTTGGTCTGGCACGCGCCGGCCTGTCGGGCGGCTCGGCCGACATCGACAGCAACGCCGAGCTGACGCGCCGCACGAACGAAGGCCTGATCAAGGCCGCGGGCATCGGCGACCAAGCGGCGGCGGACCTGCAGACGGCCGACGAGCGCAGCCGGCAGAACCTGATCTCCATGGCGCAATCCGGCATCGACACCGGCCAGGCCGCCCAGATGGCGCTGTCCCAGCTCGATGCCAACTCTGCGAACGCGGCCTCCGCGCGCAGCGGCGCCACCGTGGGCAACCTGTTTAGCGACCTGTCGCAGGCCTACCTGTATGGCCAGCAGCAGCAGGGCGCGCGTGCAGGTGCCGCGCCGTATCAACAGTGGCAGCCGGGCACGAATGGAAACCCGCGCACCAGCTACCAGGGAACGTAAGGAGCATTCATGTTCGGAATCGCAGCCCTCATCGCGGCGATTGCAGGAGCGGCGCTTCAGGCCAAAGCCTCCAGCGATGCGCGCCGCAATCAGCAACGCGTGATCCAGGACAACTTGATGCGCCAACAGGGTTTCCAGAGGGAGGCAGAGCAGGCCGCCCTGGATCGAGCCAAGGAGTTCGCGCCTGAGTTGCGCCAGGAGAAGCAGCAGCAACTGGAGCAAGCCGCTACCGACCAGATGATCCAGCCGGTGGAACAGGCCGCGCCAGCCATGCAAGACCAGTCGGCGGTGCAGGGCAACGTGTCCGCTGATTACACGGCTGGCCGAGCCAAGTCGCAGGCCGAACAGCTGCGCAGCGCCAACGCGCTGGCCAGCATCCTGGGAAAGATCACCGGTGCCGGCCGCCTGCGTCAGAACGAGGCGTTGGGTATGGCCGAGACCGGGCAGCTTATCGACCGGTTGAAGAGTTTTTCCCAGGGCAGCGGCAACGCTGCGCAGGTGGGCATCACGCGCGCAGGCAACCCCAACGGCGGCATGATGCTCGCCGGGGGGCTACTGCAGGCGGGCGGGACGGCTGCAGCGGCGGCTGGCACTGGTGGCGGCGCGGCGGGCGGTAGCGCATGGACCGGCAACACGAATGGTATGTCGGGTAACTGGTTGCCGGTGAGGTAAGCGATGGCACAAATCGACGGAAATTTCGCCCAGACGGCATTGCCCGGCCTGAGCAGCGCCATCAAGGCTTTGGCCTTGGGCGGCAACGTGCGCGAACAGGCGCAGCTGCAATCCGGTCTCATGTCCGCGCAGGCAGCGAAGGCGGGCCAAGACGCGATGGAGAGCGCGCGCCTGGCTAAGCTGCGTCAGGATCCGAACTACTTGGCCGAACTGGACGCGATCCAGAAGGGCCTGGGCACGTTCTTCAAAGCCGACTATGACGTCAACAAGGCCCCCAGCGGCGCGCTGGATCTGCAAAAGCTCGGCTGGCAGCAGCAGGTGCTGCAGAACATCGGCAACCCTGGCACCGACCGGGAGAAGATCAACCAAGGTACTGCGGTGCTTTTCGGCAAGGCGGACGAACCCTTCGCCGCCATGGGCGACACCGGCTACGCGCTGAACAAGGCGACCGGCGAAGGCGTCATTGCAAGCCCGGGTATCGCGGCCATCTATGGTCAGAAGGCCGCGGCCGATGCGGCGCTGAAAGCCGCGCAGGCGCGCGATGCCGGCCGGAAATGGGACAGCGCGCGCGGTGGGTTCGCTGATGCGGGGTCTGGCACCTTCCAGCCCGCGCAAGTCCCTGGTGGTGGCCCCCTGCCACCGGCCAACGATCCGTCGCGCAAGCCGCTGCCGTCCGCAGCGTTGAAGATGCAGCAGGAAGCGCTCGAGGCCATGGGGTTGGTGGGAAGTATCAACGCCGACCTGGGGGCCATCCAGCAGCAAGTCCGCGAAGGCAAGCTCGATCTGGGGCCGATGGCCAACAAGATCAGCGAGGGCAGGAACTGGGCCGGCATCAGCAGCGAAAACAGCCGCGCCTATGCCAGCTTCATGTCCACGCTGGAGAAGTTGCGCAACGATTCGCTGCGCCTCAATAAGGGCGTGCAGACCGAAGGCGACGCACAGCGCGCCTGGAACGAACTGCTGGCCAACGTCAACGACCCCAAACTGGTCGAGCAGCGCCTCGGCGAAATCCTCGCCATCAACCAGCGCGCCGCCGAGTTGCGCGGCCTGGCCAACGACAGCATGCGCGCGAACTTCGGTCACGATCCGATGGATTACAGCCAGTATCTGAAGCTGCCGGCCGCAGTGGGGCAGGGGGGCGCGCCAGCCGCTGGGGGCGCCGCTCCGACGCAGCGCACGGTGACGCGCCGCGGCAAGATCGACGGCCGGCCGGTTGTTCAGTACAGCGATGGCAGCATCGAATACGTGGAGTAGGACATGGCGACGATCGACGAACTGACCGCCTACACGAAAGACCAGCGCGTGCGGCGCTTTCTCGACGCCATCGGCAGCGCCGAGGGCACGGACACGCACGGCTACAACACCGCATTCGGTGGCGGAAAGCTGGATTCGCTGGCCGACCACCCGCGGCAGTTGCACGACTTTACACAGACGGACGGCACGCCGAACAAGACCAGCGCCGCCGGCCGCTACCAGTTCCTGCAGAGCACCTGGGACGACCTGGCCAAATCACTGAACCTTCCGGATTTCGGCCCGGAGAGCCAGGATATCGGCGCCGTCGAATTGCTGCGCCGGAATGGCGCGCTGCCGGCGGTGCTGGCTGGCGATTACGACACGGCCATCAAGAAATCCGGCGCCACGTGGGCCAGCCTGCCGTCCAGTCCCTATGCGCAGCCCAAGCGGTCGGCTGGCTTCATGGCCAACGCGCTGGACAAGGCCGCTGCCGCCATCTTCCCGTCGGCCCAGGCCGCGCAGGCGCCGGTCAAGATCGACCCCGCTAAGGTAAAGTGGGACGATGACATCGATCCTGCCAAGGTGGTCTGGGATGATGCGCCGGCGGTGGCCGCGCCAGCGCAAACGCCAAAGACCAGCACGGACATCGCGCCGGACGGCGTCATGACCGTGGGCATGGCTCAAGAGGACCCGACTGCACAGGCTGCGCCGCCTCCCCCGGAAGAGCGCGGCATGCTCTCGCGGCTGGGCCGCCAGGTGGGCCTGACCGCGCGCGCTGGCGTGACCGGCCTGACCGGGCTGTCAACGCTGGGCACGAACTCGGCCATCAAGGGCATCAATGCGCTTTTCGGCACCGACATCCCGCTGGCGGACGTCAACGCCACTCTGTCCGCCATCGGCCTGCCTGAACCGGAGAACGCCACCGAGCGCGTGGCGCAAGACGCAGCAGGGGCCATGGCCGGCGCCGGCGGCGTGGCGAAGGCCGCGCAGACGCTGGTCAACCCGATGGTGAACAGCCTGGGCCAGCGCGTCGCCGGCGTGCTGGCGACCTCGCCGGGCGTCCAGGTGGCGAGCGGTGCCACGGGCGGCGGTTCGGCGGGCCTGGCGC